CAGAAGCAGAACTTATTCGTAGGCTAGAAGAAGGTGGCGATGATATGCCTATCTACGAAAAAGAATATCTAGAAGGACTTCTTAAAACAGCACAAGAAGACAAGCCTGGATTAATAAAAAGACTTTTTGGCGATGATGAAGACGCTAAGAAGAAAGCAGGTATTACACCAGAAGAAGAGAAAGCTGAAGATGTAGCTGATCCTACATTAGATATTGGTGGCTATGATGCTGTTCCTGAAAAAGGTTATACACCAGAGTTAGTAGATAATTCAAGCCCACATACTGCTGAACCATACGTACCTACTGCAGGATTAGATCCTAATATAATGTCGCAGGTTCAAGAGGCTTCTCAAGCAGCAGCAATAAAAGCATTTGGCAAACCTGCTGTAATAGAAAAGATGCAAGAAGACAGAGCAGATAATACTAGACTTACAGAGTTTGGTCAGAGAGGTAGAACTAACTTAGCAGGAAGACCTAATGAAACTAAAACATCGTTTGTTAAAACTGCGACAAAAGGTTTAACTGATGAAGAAAAAGAAGGTGGCTCAGAATTAGATAGCCGCTTTGGTATCACTGGACTAGAAAAAGGTGGATTGGTAAAAAAACCTAAATCCAAGTAAATAAATAAAATATCCGAATAACTATAAGGCCACTCGGCTACGGCTGACCCCAACATAAAAAGGAGAATAAATATGGCTGAAGGTGGAACTATGATTCATGAGAAGCAGGATATAAAATCTGTTCAAATGAATTCACAATCACATGCACGTAATGAACAACGCATCAAAGACGATGAAGCTGAATTAGAAGCTCTCATGAAAATGGCTAGAGGCGAAGTAGATGAAGAAAGTACTGAAGATCAACCCGATAGCGAAGAGCCTGAAGCTGAACCAGTACAGGCAGAGAGTGATACCGAACAAGAAGAAGAACATGAAGATGAAGCACAAGAAGACGATGATGAAGAGTTAAGTGCTGAAGAAAAGAACTTCAAAAAACGTTACGGTGATATACGAAGACATCTGCAAAAGAAAGAAGAAGAATACGCTGCTAAAATTGAACAGCTAGAAGAACAGCTAAATCTTGCAGCTAATAATGAGCTTGTACTTCCAAAAAGTGATGATGAACTAGAAGCTTGGACAAAACAAAATCCTGACATAGCTGCTATTATTGAAGGTCTAGCAGAGAAAAAATCACAGTCTGCTGCTGCTGATCTAGATGCACGTCTTTCGGAAATAGAAGAACTACGTATGGATGCTCGAAGAGAAAAAGCAGAAGCTGAGTTATTTGCTATGCATTCAGACTTTGAAGAAATTAGGACTGATGACGCTTTCCATAACTGGGCTGATGAACAACCTAAATGGGTTCAGGACGCTCTCTATGAAAATGTGGATGATGCTAAGTCTGTGTCTCGTGTAATTGATTTATACAAGGCAGACAAAGGAATTAAAAGAAAAGCTAAAGCATCTTCAGACAAAGCTGCTGCTGCCTCTGTAAAAACAAAAGGCGCAGTTACACCTGATCCTGATGATACTAATAAGTATATAAGAGAATCAGAAGTAGAAAAAATGTCTATTAAAGAATACGAGAAGCGTATGGATGAAATTATGGAAGCCCAACGCTCTGGTAAATTTATCTATGATATATCAAAAAAATAGTTGACAAACTAGTTATTGTAGATAAAACTATAGTATATACACATTAGTTAAAGTGTGTATGCTTAACAAAGCACTAGCCACAGAAGACTCACCTCCTAGTATTGGCCCAGCGCAGAGAAACAGCGCAGTTTCAAAGCTTAAACTGACTACCCAATAACGAAGAGCCTCTTATGGTGGATATGTAGTGTCAATTTTCACGCCATATCTATAAAGGAGATTTAATTATGGCTATAGCACTCGCCTCTGGCAAGAGTGGATTTGACGGTAATTTTAGCCCGATCATCTACGCAAAACAGGCACAGATTGCTTTACGTAAAACAGCAGTTGCCAACGCAATCACAAACAACTCCTACTTTGGAGAGATTGCAAATCAAGGAGATGTTGTACGCATCCAAAAAGAGCCTGATGTAACAGTCAACGCTCTTGAGCGTAAAACAGCTATCACTGTCCAAGACCTAGATGACAGCGACTTCCAGTTAACCATTGATCAAGCTAACTACTTTGCTTTTAAAATGGATGACATCGAAGATCAGTTTTCACATGTGGACTTCTCAAGCCTAGCTGCAAATAGAGCAGCATATAAAATGGCTGATGCAATGGACGTAGACCTATTGTCATATATGTCAGGCTACGACACATCAGGTGCGTTAATCACAACTACATCTGGTACTGCACAACACCCAACAGCAAACAATCTAAACGGTGAATTTTTAAAAGCTAACCAATTAGATGCTACTGACATGGGTCAATTAGGTTCTGCAGACTCTGCATCAACAGCTTACGCTACTGGTGACTCAATCCCACTAGCTGCACGTCTACCAGGTGCTACAAGTCTTTCATCAGACGTTGTATCACCATTAACAGTCATCGCTCGTATGGCTCGTGTAATGGACGTAGCAAACGTGGAGTCACGTGGACGTTGGTTGGTTGTCGATCCAGTATTCATGGAAATCTTGAAGGACGAGGACTCACGTCTTCTAAACTCAGACTACGGTGGATCAGGTCTACAAAACGGTCTAGCTGTTAACAACTTACACGGCTTCAGAGTCTATGTATCTAACAACTTACCTGCAAAAGGTACAGGTGCAGGTACATCAGGTTCATTAGCACAAGACGCAAACTATGGTGTGATCTTGGGCGGTCAAGAAGACGCAGTTGCATCTGCAGAGCAGATCAACAAAGTTGAGAACTACAGAGATCCTGATTCTTTCGCAGACATTGTACGTGGTATGCACCTTTACGGACGTAAGATTCTACGCCCAGAAGCATTGGTGTCAGCTATCTACAACGCTGCTTAATCAAGCTAAACTTGGAGGCTGGCTTAGTGCTGGCCTCTTTGTGCATTATCTAATTAAGAAGCTGTCATGTCTATAACAACATCTATGTGCAATACATTCAAGCAAGAACTCCTTGGAGGTGTTCACGACTTAGACACAGACACATTAAAGCTTGCCTTAATAAAAGGTTCTCCTAGTGGAACTTATGGCAGCGCAACCACCAACTATTCTGATCTTGGTTCTGATGAAGCATCTGGAGCAGGGTACTCAGCAGGTGGAAATATTGTTAGCGGAGCTTCTATAACGTTAGATGGAGCAACAGCATTCGCTGATTTTTCAGATGTAACATTTGAGGATGTATCTGTAAATGCTTTGGGATGTCTGTTATATAACTCTTCTAAGAGCAATAAAGCAATAGCTGTACTTACGTTTACTACAGTAAAGAAATCAATTAATGCAGATTTCGTAGTATCGTTTCCTGCAGCTACCTCATCAAACGCCATAATTCGAATAACGTAAAGGAGAAAACAAATGGCAACTTTTAATAAAATCGCTGACTTCGTAGAGAACGCAGTTGAAGTAATGAACTTAGGTAGTGACAGTTTTTTAGTGGCACTGACTAATACAGCACCAGGAAGTGAATCAACTCCACCTACAGGTGACGGTGCAGGTGTTCTTGCTAACTTAACTGAGGTTGCGTACACAAACTGTTCATCACGAGCAATTACTACTACGTCATCCTCACAAACTGGTGGTACATATAAACTAGTATTAGCTGACTTAACACTTACTGCTTCAGGTGGTTCAGTTGGTCCATTCCGATATATCTATATCTTTAATGATACACCAACATCACCAGCAGATCCATTAGTTGGTTACTACGACTATGGTTCATCTATTACCTTAAATGACGGTGACAGTTTTACTATTGATTTTGATGCAACCAATGGTGTCATCCAGCTATCATAGGTAATTAAATGGCTGCTTTTACACTTGGCAACAGAATAAAATGTGCCACTACAACTACAGGTACTGGAACCATAACTATCGGGAATGCCGAAGATGGGTTCCAATCATTTGCTAACGGCGGCATTGCTAATAGTGATGTCGTCCGTTACACTATTGAAGATGGAAATGACTTTGAAATCGGCAATGGTACTTTCAATTCTTCTGGCCCGACATTAACAAGAACACTACTAGAAAGTAGTACAGGATCTCTGCTAAATCTTAGTGGAGATTCTATTGTTTTTGTGACTCCTGCTACAGAAGATATGGTACTAAAAGATGCAAGTACTGGTGATGTAGATCTAGGTACTGGTAAAATATTATTCTCTAACGTATACAGTGGTACTGGTGATTTACCTAGTGCTACTAATTATCATGGCATGTTTGCACATGTTCATTCTTTTGGTGCAGCATACTTTGCTCACGCTGGAGATTGGTATAGACTATCACATTTTGATTCAAGTGGAGATCTTTTAAGATCAACTTCTTCTTCTCAACTTGGAAGTTCATCAATAAGATGGGAAAATGCTTGGATTGATGACAGAATTTATTCTCCAGAGTGGGGTGATCATAATGATACTAATGATTATGCTCAATGGAATAACGGTACTCATAATCTAGGTTTCTTCTGGGGTGGTACTGAAATGTTTAGAATGGAAGGACTAAATGAAGTATTTCATTCTAACGGTAACATAACAGCATATTCAACTAGTATAGCTTCAGATGAACGTCTAAAAGAAAATATAGAAGTTGTCAGCGGTTTAGATATCTTAACAGAGTTAGATGGTGTTACGTTTAACTGGAAACGTAATGGTAAACCTGGTGCAGGTGTTATAGCACAGCAACTACAAAAAGTATTACCTGAAGCTGTTGGAACCACTAAAGATTTAAATACAGAAGAGGAACACTTAATCGTTGACTATAATGCAGTCATTGCAATTCTTATCGAATCAGTAAAAGAATTAAAAGCTGAAGTTGAGGAATTGAAAAATGCCTCTTCAGTCTAGTGGACAGATAAGCTTAGATAATATTCATGTAGAAGCAGGTGGCAGTACTGGCACTGAAGCTAGTTTAAATGACACAGACATTAGAGGTTTGATCAGTAAAGCTGATGGAGCAAGTAACTCTTTCAGTGAGTACTATGGTGCTAGTGGTGCTTCTTACAGTGTAACTCCATCAGCTACTAGTGTCATGGAAGGTGAATCAATAACTGTAAATTTTACAGCACCTGAACCTAATGGCACAACACTTTACTTTGTACTAACATCTACAAATCCTCCTAGTGATGCTGATTTTACCAATGAAACTGGTAATACTTCTGGCACACCATATTATGAAGCTACCGTTAATAATGCAGCAGGTAGTTTTACTGTAACAACTGCAGTAGATACTACGGTAGAATCTGAAAATTTTGTAATACAATTAAGAACAGGCGATGAATTTGGCACTGTACAGGCTACTTCTTCTACTGTTACTATACAAAATCCTACCATTACTCCTTCCACTACAACGCCTAATGAAGGAGACACAGTAACTTTTAGTATTGTTGGAAGACCTAACCATACTTATGTATGGTTCCAAAGCTCCTCTTTTGGTCCTGCTGACTGGGCTATAACTGGTGGAGGAACCTACCAAGGCTTTGCTAATATTACCACAAATTCTAGTGGTACTGCATCTTTTCAATTAGATGTTGTTGCAGACAATACAACAGAAGGTAATGAAACTTATACCTTCAGCTTGCATCCAGACGCAAGTCCATTTAATCCTGCTGTAGCTACCACTGGTAATATAGTAATACAGGATACTTCTACATCTAGTTACTCTATAGAACCAAATGCTACAAATCAAACACATAGTGAAAATAACACTGCTACATCTTTTAGTATTTCTGCAGATCCTTCAACAATATACTACGTTACAGTAAATCATTTATCAACTTCTCCTGGTGATTTTCTTAGTGGTCACACTGGTGGATCAATTACAACTAATGGTGCTGGTGATGCAACTTGGTTTATTATTGCTAAAAATGATGGTACAACAGAAGGTAATGAAACTTATCAACTAGAGTTGAGAACTGGTAGTGCAAGTGGTACTGTTGTAGCTACTAGTGCTACAACGACAATAAGTGATACTTCTACTAATCCATCTTTAACTGAACAATCTTACTATGAGATGCATTTGCTCCGTACACTAACTGGGCAAAGTGCTAGTTGGAGTACATATACAGACAGTTTATCCAGTCATGCAAATACTAATGGTAGACTTGTATTTGCTTATCAAAATGGTACTAGTGGAACTTCTTATCAAGGTGATATACAGATAGATGATATTGCCTTTTCTGATACCTCTTCTGGACAAGGTTATAATTATAGTTTTGAACTACAATCGCATGGTTGGGAAACATCTACTAGCACTGCTATGGGTATGGAGTTAGGTACTAGTGATGCTGCTTTAAGAACATTTCAAGATAACATAAGTAGTTATTCTACTATATCAAATTCGGTCACTGCAACGTCAGGTAGATGGAATAGAGATAGTGGTGGTACATCTTCAAGTGGTACAGGACTAACAACAGCAGATGATAGACTTTATTATCTTTATGCTGAAACTTCTGGATCAAGTACAGGAGGTCATTACTATACAGCATGTACTCCTTTAATAGATCTTGATTCTGGCCCAGGAAGTGTTTCTTATGCTGTAGCTAGATCTGGTGGAAACATAGGAACTCTTAAAGTATATTGGGCAGAAAATAAAAGTACAGATCCTTATACTGGTGGCGGTGGTGGTGGAACCTTTAATCCTACAAACATTGCATTGATAAATAGAGATAGATTTAACGGTAGTACTAGTAGTAGTACAAGTTTTTGGTATTCAAATGGTGGAGGCTTATCTTCTCCTTACACAGCAACAGTATATGGAAACTGGCCTAGTGGTCCAGCAAATGGAACCACTTGTAAAGTTGTAGTAGTTTATAAATCTTATAATTATTGGAGAGGTGATTTTCAAATAGATGATTGTTACGCCAATGCTACTAGTGATACTGCAGGTGGTTCAAATTTAAACATAGATGTTGCAGGAACTAGTGGTTGGCGAAAAGGAACCACTAGACGTACTTATTCATCAACAAGTATGCCAAATTCTTCTGATGTTTTAACTCATGTTCAAAATGATAGCTTTACTACCGTAAGTTCAGGTACAACTACTGGAACATGGAATATTGACTCAGGAGGAACTCCTTCTAGTGGTACAGGAGCATCAGTAGTAGGTTCTGGTAATTATATTTACTGGGAAGCAAGTACTAGTGGCAGAGGATATTCTTATAAGTATGTTCCATTAGTAAGTCCTGAATTTACTATTGATACTTCAAATTCAAGCAATGGCGTAAGAATGAAGTTGGGTGTATACGGAACACATTTTGGTCGGTGTCAAGTATATTTAATATGGTAGTTAGATAGATGTCTCTTGTCTCTAAACTTTCTGTAGCTGAAGAGGCTGTTGGTGGTGCTGGTAAACAGCCTGAACAATACGTATTCACTGCTAGTAGTTCTACGTTTAGTTATTCTTTTCAAGATGTATCTACAGCAAAAAGAAACTTAAAAGATACTGGTCAGTTTGATTATACTTTTAGGTCTGCTAACTTCCAGAAAAGTTTTAACATCGGTGGTGTTGGCAGCTATAGTCTTACTGGACAAGATGTTAATCTAAAAAGAAATCGTGTACTTACTGCTGCTCAAGGCTCTTTTACTCTAGCAGGACAGGATGTTAATGTAGCTAGATCAGAGTCTTCTGTAACAGGCTCTTTTACTTTAAGTGGACAGGCTGCAAACTTTAACATATCAGAGTCTGTAGCAAACGGTTCTTTTAGTTTAACTGGACAAGACACAACTCTTGTAAAGGCACTTAATGTAGAAGTTGCTGACTTTGGAAGTTTTACTTCAACAGGTCAGGCTGCTGACTTTAATAAGTTTTTAAACATCTCTGCAGGTACAGGAAGCTTTACTGCTACCATTCAAGACGTAGATGTTAGAGTAACAAATTTAAAAGATGTAGGTTTATTCGCTTATAGTTTTAGACCTGCAGACTTTGTTAAGAGTTTAAATGTATCTTTAGCGCAAGGTACGTTTACAACATCAACGCAAACCATAGTAAGCAAAGTCACTTTTCAACTTACTAATAATCAAAGTGATTTTGGGTTTGATGTTGATACAATAGAGGCAAGTCTTACTGCTGCTATAGGCTTTGATCAAGGCACATTTAGCACAACAGGACAAGATGCATCTTTTGTTTTAAGTAAGGTTGCTGATAACGGAACCTTTACTCTTACTGGGCAGGATAGCCTTTTCAGTTATTCATATAAAGCTAACAACGGTACATTTACGTTAGCTGGACAGAATGCACTAAAAGGCATTAACGAAGATGTCGGTGATCCTGGCGTATTTACCTTAACAGGTCAGGCTGCTGTATTTGGACTATCACAACCGTCCGATAATGGTACGTTCAGTTTAACTGGACAAGGCATAACAGCAGATGTAGTATCTCCAATAGATACTTTGACTTTAAGTACGACAGGTCAAGATGCTGTATTTAATGTACAATTACTAGCAAGTAACACGATATATAATTTAAATGGGCAGGACATTACTGCTGGTTTAAGTTATCCTGCTAACAACGGAACGTTTACACTTAGTGGACAGGCAGCACTAAAAGGTATTAACGAGTCCGTTAGAGATGCTGCAGTCTTTAGTCTGTCTGGACAAGCAGCCACATTTACTACATCGTATCCTGTTAATCAAGGAACGTTTAGTCTAAGTGGTCAAGCAGTATCTAATCGCATCAACTATCCTGTAAATAGAGGTACATTTACCTTAACAGGCAATGATATAGTTGCAAGTGTGAGTCTTCCTGTTGACGGTGGCACGTTCACACTAACAGGACAGAGTGTCGTAAACGACATAGTAAAAGTCGTAAACAATGGTACGTTTACACTTACAGGTCAGGATGCCTTAAAAGGTATTAGTGAAGTTGTTCAGGATGGTAGCTATACTTTAACTGGACAAGATGCAACATTTAGTAAAGTAAAAGTATTAAATACTGGTACGTTTACTCTAAGTGGTCAAGACGTAGCTATAGATCAGACAATATTGTTTGGTGCAGGTACGTTTGCTCTAAGTGGTCAAGATATTTCTATACCACTTGAGTCTGTTTTATCTGCAAACTCAGTTACGTTTACATCAACAGGACAAGATTCTACCTTTGATGTAGTTGCACCTATAAGTGTACAAAGCTACTCGTTAACAAACCAAGACGCTAGACTAGACTTTGCTAAACAGTTTGGTTCAGCTACTTACGCACTCACAGGACAAGACGTTGTATTCAGTGCTTCTATTTCAGCAGATGCTGGATCATTTACACTAAATGGTCAAGACGCACTAAAAGATATACAAGAGCTAATAGAAGATGTAGGCACTTTTACCTTAACAGGACAGTCTGTATCTTTAAATGTCAACGCACCCATAGGTGTACAGACTTACAGTCTTACTGGTCAAGATGCAGTATTAGCTCAAGCCTTATCAGCCGAACTAGGTACATTTACCTTAACAGGTCAAGATGCAAGCTTTGGTATAGACCTAAGTATTCTTTCTGATAACGGAACGTTTGTCCTAAACGGTCAAGATATAACTCCTATTAAGAGTTTAAACGTTGACTTTGCTCACGGTACTTTTAGTACCACAGGACAAGCTATTACTTTCTTTAGAGCAAAAGGCATTGCTGCTGAAGTAGGTACTTTTAGTCTAGCAATACAAGACGTTGACATTGACCTCTCTAATGTTAAGGATAGAGGAACATATGCGTTAACAGGACAAGATGTTGTTTTCGCATTTACACCACAGACTTTTGCTACAGGTACTTTTACTCTTACAGGCAATGATGCTCTTAGAGGTATAAGCGAAGTAGCAGGTACAGGCAGCTTCAGTTTAACTGGACAAGATGCTACCTTACAGAAGGTAAACATCATAGCTGCAGACAGTGGTACATTTAGCCTAGCTGGTCAATCAGCACTCAAAGGTATAAATGAAAGTGTTGACACACCTGGCACGTTTACACTTGCAGGTCAAGATGTAAGCTTTGCTGTTAACACAGCTATTGGTAAACAAAGTTATACTCTTACAGGACAAGCCTCTGTATTTAATACAAGCCATCCTGTAGATAGAGGTGAGTTTACTTTAGCATTTCAAAACGTAGACATAGACCAGACTATACGTTTTGGAAGTGGATCGTTCAGTCTAGTTGGACAGGATGCTTTACGCATTATAAGCGAAGGTGCTGACGAAAGTGTGTATACACTTACTGGTCAGAGCATCACAACAGCCGTTGTTTTTGATTCCAATGACTTACGTGCTTCTTATAATCTTCGTGGGCAAGATGCATTTTTTGCAAAAACTCGCTCTGTAGATAGTGGTACTTTTACCTCAACTGGACAGGATGTTTCACTAAATAAAAACCTAGCGATAGCTGCTGATACTGGTAGCATATCGTTAGGTGGTGTTACTGTACAGATCAATGATCTAGATATAAGTATCATTGCTGACCAAGCAAGCTTCACACTGGCAGGACAAGATGCAGGACTTGTAAGAGTCCTACCAACTGTCACACAAAGTTACTCAACTACTGGACAAGATGTAACTTTCGCTGTAAACTCTGCTTCGAATACAGGCTCGTTTACACTAACAGGTGGAGATGCAGATCGTCTATTTGCAATGTCTGCTGCTGCAGGTACGTTTAGTACAACAAACCAAGATGCAGCTTTTGTAAAAGCATTGAATATAGATGCTGCTCAAGGTTCTTTTACCTTACTAGGCTTTAACGCTGCAGCTAACATAAATGAGATAATACCATCAGGTAATTTTACTTTAAATGGTATATCTGCAGAGTTTGAATATCTACCAGGCTTTCCTGCAGAAGTAGCTACATTTAGCTTAACGCCTCAAGATATTAACAAGCATATCAATGCTGCATCTAATACTGGTACTTTTGCACTTAATGGTCAAAGCATAGGTATCGGATATAATACAATTATTTCAGGATTAAGCTTGACAATTAGTCTTGATTCTGTTATAACTACTGAGAATACGTTCCCATATGATGCTAATGATTTTAGTCCAGCACGAACATTATACATTGTAGGTGATGACGATAACGACACAGTACTAATAAAAGACAAAAGATCACACGATATATTAGTACAAGGTCAAGATTTAAAACATATAATTTATATACCAGAAGAAGATCGAACAGTACATATAGCTGCATCAGATGTTAGAAATACTATAGCAATAAATGAAAGCACTTCTTCGCCTACAATAGTTATTAGAGAAACAGATCAAAGAACAACAGTCTTTATTGACAAACGACAAGAACCTACAGTGGTTACTAATGCTGTACCTCAAAACTTTACCTTACTAGTTAGAGAGCCTGACAATAGCACAATCAGTATTACACCACAAAATATCAACACAACAGTTAAAATAGCAGCTTAATAAAGGAAAGGATTATGAGGTACATCATGTCTTATAAATGGCCCGACAAAGATCCAGATGAAACAATAGACTATAACATTGATTGGTCACGCTTTTTAGGATCAGATACTATTTCTAGCGTTAGCTGGTTTATTGATGCAGCAGATGGAACAAAAACTGCAGTGAGCGCAACAGATGTTGTTAACGGCTTACAGTTTGTACAGGCTACTAATACCACTACAGTAGCAACCACTCGACTAGCACAAGGAACCAATAATATTAGATATAAAGTCACCTGTCAGATAACTACTGCAGGTGGTTTAACTTTTGAACGATCTGTATTCATCAGAGCAAAAGAAAAGTAGGTATACGCAATGGCATACAATTATCTAGAGCTTGTTAATGATGTTAATAGAAGATTGAACGAAGTTGAATTAACTAGTAGTAACTTTGCTTCGGCTACAGGTTATTACAGTTTTGCAAAAGACTCTGTAAACTCTGCTATTAGACATATACAGCAAGAAGAATTTGAATGGCCTTGGAATCATGTAGAAGAAACAGACACACTGACAGCAGGTACTGCTAGGTATAGTTATCCGTATGATGCTAAGACAATAAACATGAACTCTTTTAGAATTAAAAGAAGTGACTCGTTGAATATAGGAACGATCAAACTTAAAATTATGTCTTACGAAGAGTACTTAGAGAAGTATATAGATAATGAATACAATACGGATGATAAAGGAACACCTACACATATAATAAGAACACCTAGTAGAGAATATATAATTTATCCTAATCCTGACAAAGCATATGAATTAATATATGAATACTACACAGTAGCTACTGATTTAGAGTTACATAGTGATGTACCTAATTTACCAGAAGAGTATCGTTATCTAATAATTGATGGTGCTATGTTTTATGTCTATCAATTTAAAGGCGACATGCAAGCATCGTCTGTAGCTGGTAACAAATTTAGTCAGAGTTTAAAGAACCTTAGAAGCCTACACATAAATCGTACAGATTATGTAAGAGATACAAGAGTACACTTTTAATGCCTACAAATTGGAATACATTTCCCATCGAATTTAAAGGTGGGTTAATTTCTAACATGTCGCAGTTGCAGCATGGTCTTAACGAAATTGGTTCTGCTACTACACTACAGAACTTTGAACCTAGTAGAAAAGGTGGCTATGCTAAAATCGCTGGCTATAGTAAATTTAGTACTGTAACAGTACCAGGTGATGAAGAAGTATTAGCAGTCAAAGCTATTAATAGAAGTAAAGTTGTTGCAGCTAGAAAAATAACTTCAACTGTTATAGCAGCACATGATGATGCAACAGAAGAAAGGACTGTTTCAGGAGACTTTACAGATAAAACTGTTATTAGAATTTCTACAAGTGTTCACGGTATTAAACTAGGTATGCTTTTTTCTGCTAATGCTAGTACTCCTATTGGCATAGATCAACGCATTAAAGTGGTT